CGGGGTGTGCAGTTTGAATGTACATCAACAAAAGATACTGCGCCTAAAACTCTTGCTATCAAACAAGCCCCATATTCTGATGAAGCTGAAATTGAAGACATGGGTAATGATCCACGTCGAATTTCGATTCAAGCGGTTTATACCGGGTCTGACTATTTAACTTGGGTCAATGCATTAGAAGCTGCCTTATCTGCGACAGGATCAGGTGAACTCATTCACCCAATCTTTGGTGTACAGCAAGTTAATGTTTTTACCTATGAGATCAACCATGATGCTGAAAATCCAGATTTTTGTAGTATTTCAATTGAGTTCATTAAAGCAAAGGCTGAAAAGCGTGAGCTGTTTGTACCTGTTGCTGTACCTGAGAAAATTGCCACTACCACTATTATTGATGCTCCAGCTTCAGCATTAGAAAGTGCCTTAGAAAAACTCAAACTTACAGACAGAAATCAATTATTTAATACAGTCAACTCAATCCGTACTGGTATCGATCAGGCACGTACCTATTTAGGTGTCGCAAAACAAGCAATTGAGGATGTTTTATCGCCTGCCGATTGGATTGTTGGGCTGGTTGATGACGTCACTAAACTTGTGACCTTTGATACCAATATTTCAGCTTTATCGAAATGGCGTGATGTGGTTCATCGTGTTGAGCGTTTTGAAAACCTTTTTCAAAATGATGATGATTCTCCAGAGTTACAACGAGTTTGGCGCTCAACACTTGCTGCTAGCCAAGTAGCTATTGCACAGCAAGTTGTTGCAACTACACGTACAGAAATGGCAAATAACCAAGAAATCAGCTTTACACCAGTTGATTTAGCACTTGTACGTAAAAAAACACGTGAAGTACTTCAGCAAGCCATTCGTGAAGAACGTGCCATTAATACCTTTGAAAGCATCACACAAATTCAGGTCTACAAAGACGTTGCTGCTCAGATTCAGAATCAAATCCAAGAACTTATTGAAACACGTCCACCAATTACAAAATCACAAGTACCAGTACCTTGCACCCTGCATTGGTTAGCCCACTATTTATATGGTGATATGAGCCGTGCTGATGAAATTCGACGCTTAAACCCTGATTTAGTGAACCCTGCGGCATTGCAGGTCGGCATGGAGCTAACCATCTATGCAAGATAATCAAGGTAATGAAATTCGCCTAGTGATTGCTGGCCTTGAAGCTAAAGGCTGGGATCAGGTTGAAATTGACAACCAGATTGATACACCTGCCGAAAACTGGAGCTTTACGCTATTTGAAACAGGCGCACAAGCCCTAAATGCTGACATTAAAGGTAGCGCAAAAGTACAAGCTTACTATGCAAATCAAATCATTTTAACAGCTGTTGCTGATCGTATTTCTGAAGCTGTGAGCCGTGACGGCTATGGTTTGCAGATTTCGGGGCGTGATCTAGTCGGTCAATTGATTGATTGTTCTGTGCCTATTTTCAATGGTCGTCAAATTACTCTTGAAGAGTTGGTAGGTCGCTATGTTTTAGGCGGTGACTTGGGTTCACTGTTTCATGATGTCCGCATTCAAAACAATGCTTGGCTGAAGAACAAGGTGTCTGTTGAGCCGGGTGAATCATTGTGGGATTCATTGACCAAGTCAGCACAAATTACAGGCCAGCACGTTTGGCTTGATCCAGACGGGACTTTACAAATCGGTGACCCTTTTGCAAACCCATATCATGTGCAAACGCCATTGCGTCTCATGCGCCCATTGGATAACAGCAACAACGTTTTGAGTCTTCAGTATGACAATGACGTCTCTAATGTTTTTAGTCATATCAAGGTCTTGAGTCAGGATGGTAACGCAACCTCAATTTTGTCTGAAACTACAACTCAAACACAGTATGCCTATAACCGCTTGAAAATAGTCACTTTGGGCGATGTGGAAACTGAAGCTGAAGCAAATGCAGCCTTAGAAAAAATCAAAAAAGACAACGACCTTGAAGCACATACGCTGACTGCAACGGTTTCTGGCTGGATGATCGACGGAAAGCTGTGGTCCACAGGCTGGTACATCAGTTTAGAAACCAATGTTTTATCAAGAGCGACAGCCAAATGGGCTGTTTATGGTCGCACATTTCAACTTGATCGTAAGAATGGCAAAACCACAAAACTTCTTCTGAAGCGTCAGGGTGATTGGGCAAATCCACTAGTACTGAAGGAGAAAAAATCATGATGAAAGCTGTAGCAGCCCAGATAAATAAGGCAATGAAACAAATCCGACAGCCGCTATTCGCCCTGGTCGCACGTGGTGGCTCAAAAGTATTGCAATTAAAGGGCTTTGCTGATGAAACCTTACAAGAAGTTGAGCTTTTTCAGCAAGTCGGCTTTAACTCACACATTCCTGAAGGCGCTCGTGTAGTCGTCATCCCTTTGCATGGCAAGACTTCACGTTCAATTGTTATTGCAACGACTGGTGGAGCTGTGGTCGTAAATGTGGATGAAGGCGAAACCTGCGTTTATGACCAGTTCGGGCACAGCCTTTTGCTTAAAGAAGACGGTACGCATATCACCAATGGAGACCTTTTTATTGATGAGGGCAATTTGCATGTGAATGGCAACGTCTTTGACCAGAAAGGTTCAATGCAGGAAATGCGTGAAATTTATAACCAACACAAAAACGGTAATACACCGACTCCACTTCCACAAATGTAGGTGAATCATGGCGAATATTGATTTTAAAACGAAAGATTATGTGTTGATGAGCCTAGATGCTGCCTTCAGCAAAAATGAAGTACAAGCAATTTGCCAGCGTTTTAACATTCATCGAGGAAAGTATTGGGCAAATTCTAAAATTGGTAGCCGTTTTTATACTTTGAGACGTTCAAAGGATGTAACTCGTACTATTCAAACAGTTAAACAATATGCTGAAGAAGCTTTAGAGGACTTAGTTCCAAATCGGTTTGCATCAATTTTAGTAAATGCTATTCAGACAGTTAAAAGTCAGGTTGATCTTAATATTGAAGTTACACAGTTGTCTGGTCAGAAACAAACAATCCTTTATTTTGTTAAGGTTGGAGGCTAAACAATGGCATATCCAATCAAGACATTTGACCAATTACGTGCTGACATTATTCAGGAAATTGAGAATTTAACTGGATTAACACTGGATGATGAAGATGATGCCGCTATTCGCGCAGATGGTGAAGCTGCTGTAGTTGAGGGCCTTTATCATCATCAAAGTTATATTCAAAAACAGCTATTTGTTGCTACAGCTGATGAGCCTTTCCTTTATATACATGCAAAACGCTTGGAATGTCCGCGTAATGGAGGCTCTAAGGCTTCAGGACGAGTCAAAGCGACGTCAAATTCTGCGGTCACTATTCCAGCTGGTACTAAAGTCACAGATGGTAAAGGTCATTACTGGCTAACTATATATAAAGAGACACTTACAGCAAATAAGCCTAAAGAAATCCAAGTCATTGCTGAGTTTGAAGGTGTGAGCTGGAATTTCGATGGTGAGCAGCTGCTGTGGGTTAGTCCGCTGCCGGGTGTAGCTGCACAAGTGGATGTTATTGAAATATCTGCTGGTGTTGATGTTGAAGACGTTGAAGCTTGGCGTCAGCGGATGATGGAGAAAGAAACTTTAGGTCTTATTCGTGATCGTGAAGCTGATCTTCGACGTATTGTGAAAGATGTGCCGGGTGTTGCCGATGTTTTCATTTTTCCAAAACGTCGCGGACTTGGTTCATTAGATGTAGCAGTTACTGCCAAGGGTAATCCACCGACTACTCCAAGTTCAGCACTATTAGCTTTAGTACAGACTGCTTTAGATGAATATGCAGGTTTTTGGGGGGATGTGCGTGCTTATGAGCCAACAAAAGAATATTTAAACATTTATGTAGAGTTTTCAGGAACAGCAAATAAAAGTGATATCGAGCAAGTTGTTCAGGACTATATGGACTATTTGATACCAGCTGAAAGTTATATTGCTTCAACACTGGTGAGCAAGATCAGAGATATTTCTGGCGTTACAGACATTCAGATTACACCTAATCTTAACCATAGCCCAACATTGAATAGCTTTATAACAGGCTGGTTAAGATTAAATGCATTATCAGTGGTGCCAGTATGACATTCGATCAAACAGTCGAGCTATATGCCGCAGTACTTCGTCAATTGCTACCTGTTGGTGGTTATGACACTTCGCCTAATACCAACATTGCTGATGATATCCACGCCCATGCAAAGGTCCTTGCTACAGCCGATATTGATGCAAAACGTCTGTTGTCGACTTTAGAGAAAATTCCAGAAGAACTTATAGATGAATATGAAGCAGCTTATGGTTTACCTCTGAAATGTACAGTTAAGATTTCAAAAACAATTGAAGAGCGTCTTCAGATAGTTCAATGGATTCTTCAGACCAAGAATGTTTTAAACCGTACTTACTTAGAGGAACTGCTTGGTTTTTTCGGTATCGAATTAATTAATCTTATTCGCTACAGACCAATGCAATGTACCGCTCCATGTAACTCACCAGTAAATACTGAAAGCTTACGGTACAAAGTAAAACTAATTTTAAAAGCCCCTGTGCAGGCTGATATGGCTTGCATCATTAAAAACTATTTGCCTGCGTACCTACGCTATGACATTGAGGAGCAACTATGAAACGAATTGATAGCCCAAATGCACGTCCAGACATGTTTGGCGCTGGTAAAAAAGGATTTCACTCTAATGAGGATCTTTCTGGTCAGGATGCAACGTATATCACACCAGATTGGTGTAATACGATTCAAGAGGAACTGGCAAACCTGCTGGAGAAGCACAACATTGTTCTTGATCCCAACAATCGACAACAGCTCTATGAATTACTGGCAACTTATCCAGATCTGGAAAATCTGGCAGCTGCTATTGAGGCGCGCTTTGTTTCTGAAGCGAACTTAAATCAACAAGCCCGTGATGAGCTACAAGCTCAAATTACAGCTTTAATGAATCATGTTGTTTATCCAAGAATTGTTGCTTCAGGCGTTCTTTATTACGCAGGCAATGAAAATGGAGGCTCAGTGTCATGGTTGGGGGGTACAGATGGCTGGGGTGTTGATAATGATAAGGTCGTAGCACCTTCAATTTATAACCTTACTGACCGCAACTTCGGCATTTTCACAAATCCTGAATCCAGCCATGACAGTCATAGCCTAGACCGTGCACTACAGAGCTTTACGCCAAAGATTTGGGATCGTTCAGGTACCACCCGTATTGCATATACTGGACAAGTCAGCTTTCAGATTGTTCAACATACAA